TTAGCGTAATTCGAACAGGTAGCCCTGGCCACGGACGGTGGTAATCACATCCTGTGGGTACTGTGCCTGAATTTTCTTACGCAGTCGTCCCATAAGCACATCGATGGTATGGCTCTCGCGCAGTTCGGCGTCAGGATAAAGCTGGAGCATTAAGGAATCTTTGCTCACCACCTTGCCGCTGTTACGGATCAGCGTTTCCATGATGGTGTATTCGAAGGCGGTTAGCTTGATCACTTCGTCGTTGATCGCTAATTCCCGGCGGGAGAGATCGACCTGGAAAGGTGGGATGGAAATAACCTGTGAAGCCAGCCCGCTGTTGCGGCGTAAGAGCGCTTGCATGCGCGCCGCCACCTCTTCAATATGAAACGGCTTGGTGACGTAATCGTCTGCACCCGCACTGAGCACTTCGACCTTATCCTGCCAGCCTTCACGGGCGGTCAGAACCAGAACCGGCAGGGAAACATCATGGCTGCGCCAGCGACGAATTAACGACAGGCCGTCTTCATCAGGCAACCCTAAATCGACGATGGCGATATCCGGCAGGTGTTCATTGAGATAATAATCGGCTTCTTTTGCATCTTCAGCATCGTCCACCTGATGTCCCATCTCCTGAAGCTGAACCTTCAGGTGATGGCGTAGCAATGCGTTATCCTCAACAACCAGTACGCGCATCATATTTCTCCCAGAATTAATAGTATGAATAGTTTAACGCTGATTATGGAGTTTGAAACCAGCGTCATGAAATTAAATGACTTTTTTAATACTCCCAATACCTTGGGGGCGTCCTGGGGGCACAGCTGTCGGCATCTGGTTGTTCAGCATGTTGACCTGGTCCTGGTTCATATCGCCGATCCACTTCGAATAAACCTCATACACCATGCGCGCATCCTCATGGCCCATCTGGCTGGCGATAAAGGAAGGGTTAGCACCGGCCATAAGCGTCCAGCAGGCGTATGTGTGTCGGGACTGATAAGGATTTCTCTCACGTATTCCCGAAAGTTTAGTGCCCCGTTTCCATCCATACGAAATCGAGTTTTTGGAAAAAAAGCTCTCATTCACTGACGATTTCTTTTCCGGGGAAAACACAAATCGCAGATTTTGTGGCTCGGTTTTGCCGATTTCACGGTGATGGAAAATGATCAGCTGTCTTGGGTTATTGCCTGTGATTTCGAACTGCTCCAGCAGCGCATCATGTGCAGGCTTAAGCAGGGTGATCGTTCGTATACCAGCATCTGTTTTCGGCGGCACAAACACCCGCTTGTTCGTCAGGCTTCGTGATACGTGAATTTCACCTTTTCTCAGATCGATATCCTCCCACGCCAGAGCACAAATCTCGCCGGGCCTCATTCCCGTGTGGACGGCTACAATGATGATCAAAGCCAGTTTTCGGGGAAGGGCGGCAATCAGTGCCTGGTACTCATGAAGTAGAAGCGGATCGGGGTCTGCCTTAGATAGCTTCAGCCGGGATACGCCCTCATAAGGAGCGTGTAATATAAACTGACTTCGATTAGCAAGCTTCAGCATTTCTGATAAAACCGCCATCTGTTTATTGACTGTTGAGGGCGCGCGTCCCTTTTTAACCAGGTTAGGCATTGAAGGGTTTAATACGCTGCCGGTCAGCAGCTCTTTGCGGTAATTCAGAATATCGGCGTGCTGAATATCAGCCAGGGGAGTATTTTCTCCCACAACACGTTTCAGTGTGTTAACGGCAGATGTGAGTGAATGCAGCGTAGCCCCCGAGACCTCCAGTGCCTTTGTATCAATGAAAAAATCGCTCAGCTCTTTAAATGTCGTGATCCGCTTCGTTGATGAGAATTTTTTAAGAGCCTTTGATTCAGGGAATCGCGCCGCGTAGTCGAACTGGCCGAACTGTATCTCACTCACGATGACGGCGCGAAGGTTTCCCGCCTTCTTGATATTCCTGCTGTTAACCACCCAGCCACGGAGAACTTCGCGGCAGCGAATGCCGCGATAGGTAAACGTGATCCTGATTTTTCCGTTATGAAGTTCAACGCCGGTTGGAAAGTTCATCATGCTTCCTGAATAAATCTATTAATCAGCGGAAAGTTGTACCAGACCAAAGCGCGTTTGCTTTCTCCACCGGGTACCGCGGGTACTCGCTTAAAATGAACCCCTTCAATCCAGCTTCCGAGGCGATAAGCTTTTATTTGCCTGTCATCCAACCCCGTTTTCTCAGTTAGCCTTCCCGCCACCATCCACTCTTCATCGAAAATGATTTGCGCCATGCTTAACTCCATGACGCCGCCACGAGCACAATACCGTAGCGGCAGATAGTATATTGATTGTCAAAAATCACCGACCAAGGCCAGGGAGGCACCGGAGATGCCTGGCTCCGGTCATTGCCGTGGCCACGTAACTACGGGGGCGGTTAACAACCTCAACCGTAATTTTTCTCCCTTGGAACTTGATGGTGTAAAAAGTCTGCTTGTCGCTGCGACCATGCGCGCCATATTTCTCAAAATGGCATTTGAGCGCGGCGGCGCATGCTGGCCCGCCGATGCTGTCTCCCTTGCTACGGTTAATCAGACGCACAGGATCCTTCCTGATGGTTGATCACGCTACGGGCAAGCCCGGCGGCCATAACCGGTAATTCCTCATACTGATTGCAATAAGCCGGGTTGGAACATAAGCCCTGCAGCGCTGCAATGGTCAGCTGCTGCAGGTAGGTCACACAAGAAAGCGGAGCGTTTGTTTCAGCTACTGGTTCGGGCTCGGCATCCGGCTTTGCAGTAACGGCTGGGGGATCGAGTGCGACAGATTTTGGTGGTGCCGGGCGGCGATATTCCACGATCGCATCAAGCGCTATTTTCTGACGAACGCTGATATCGTCAGACCACTGTTCAAGAATCGTAGTAGCAACGTCCTGTACTTCTTCATCACTGAAATCAGGCGACAGACAGAATTCAGTCGAGGTGATATCTGCAATCAGTAACGGGAAAATATGCTCGATGTCTTTACCCGTGGTGGTGATGAGATTTTCGATATCATCCTGGTCACCGATGCTTGTGCGCCCGGACGTCAGCTCGTTTAATGCATGGGCGATTTCAATCTCGCGAACACTTAGCGCTGGTGGCACTTCCTGTTTTTCGACTTCATTTGAGGGGGCGGTATTTATCAGTGCATCGACACAAAAGACGCCTCCGCCCAGGTTCTCAACTTTCGGCTGGTCCGTGGGCTGTTGCACTGGCGCTGAGCTCTGAGTGAATGCCTCATTGAGTTCTTTGTCGAGCTGCGCAGCTTTGGCAGGGCAAACTGCTGGTGGCTGAGTTTCGCCAGGTACAGGCGGTTTGGCTTCATCATTTTCGTTTACCTCAGGGGTGGCGCGGGATTTTGGGCGGCAAGCCGCATCAACCGTTTTCTGATCTGGGTGCGCGTGGTCAAATTCAACCAACTCGCGATTGATGTACTCGCGCAGCGCGACAGGATCTATCCAGAGTTCTTCCGGAGCCGATTTAATCAAGGCGATGATGGCTGCACGGGAATAATCCAGAATACCGGGGGTGCCGCGCAGTTTTTTCCACCATGCAGTAAAGCGGGGGTCCTGTTCTGCTTCGGCCATGGCTTTCGCCGGAATAAATAATCTATTCGGGATCCAGTAAATATCGATCTCGTCGTACATGCCCAGAATCGCAACAGCAACCTCTATCTTCAGCGTAGACAGGTTGTGTGCCAGATCCGGGCTACGGTCTGTCTTGTTTCCTCCGCCCAGAGTGGAGTCAGTGTCCGTGCGGTTTTCTTCGGTGTTAGTGCTAGCAGGCTGAGGTCGCTTATCAATCGGCGTATCGATCCATTTAGTGATCTGCTTTTTAATGTCCGGCCACTGTGCAGATTCTTTTGTGTTCTCACGTACCCAGGCGAGTAATTGCTCCTGCCGTTCCGGTGCCAGGGCCAGCGATCGTGTTTCTTTGGATAGTGCTTCGGCCAGCTCGCGGGCAAAGCTGGGTTCATCATCATTCTTCAGATCGACGATCTGGCCGTACTGCGCTGAAGTGATTCCAGGGACCGGGCCGAACAGTGCCAGACAAGCTGCCCGGGATGCCTGGTCGAGCTGCGCAACGATTTTAATTTCTTCCTGTGCCTTATTGTTCTCCCATTCCGTCCTTTCTTCAGATTCAGGCTGTGGTGCCGCAGCTGGTTCACCTGCATTCACATTCCAGATAGCCACTGTGTCGAAAAAATCAGGTGAGAACACATCAAGCTCAGGGCACGGTAAACCTTCGCGGTGTTCCCAGATCTTTACTTTGAAGAAATCATCAATGTGTTCTGGATGTTCTGCTGCCAGCTTGCCGAAAATAACGGCTTCAGCAATGGCTTTTGTGGCCGCATTAACAGCTGTGGCAAGCGGTTTTAAATCCGAATGTTTTTTTAATGCTTTATCCTTCGGGAAATAAGCACCGCCGAAAGTTTTTAATTCAATAGACATAATTACCTCTTAAATATTTTGGGGGGTTATGTTTAGCGGTATGGTTTACGAATAACGCGTTTTACAGTTTTTAACGTGTCACGCCTCTCTCTTTTTTCATTGCATTGCTCACATAAGTAAATCGTGCGCTTAAATGGATATATGTCTGTTTTCCTTTCGTGCATTTCCGATTTTTTATATTCGCGGCAGCAAACAGCGCAATGACAAATGATGTCATCCATATCAGTTAAGTAGTTGGCGTTTGTGATCGTAATAGGACATACCGCAGGCGTTCTGTGCTTCGGCGAACTTCACAGACAGCAAGCTAATGTGCTTAACAGCGCATACTGGACAATGAAACTCGCCCAACACATAGCCACCATCAAGCACAACGGTAACAGGGCCAGAGGATGGCAAATGAACCACGCCTGAAATAATCCCGTTAATATTAAATGTCGCAATTTCTTTGTTTACTATTGCCAGGCCCATTTCAATGGTTGTTACTTCTAATTTCATTTCAGACACCTTTTTTTAGGTTGAGAGAATCCCTGCCGTTTAAGGCATGGTTTTTAATCGTGTATAATTAAATGACAGTCAGGTTATTGCTTTTTATCGACGCTATTAACCTTCAGAGTTCAGGGTTACCTTTTTGAGCAAGCAAATAACAAAGTTTTCGAAGTTTTATTTCAAACCAGTTAAGGCGGACTGCCTGTTGCCGTGATGGTTGACGATTAAAGTCTGTCATAATGAATTACCTATAAGGTTATTAACAGCCATCTACAATTTTCGATTGCCCACAACTGGAAGCACACTCCGCCAGCTAACAAACCAATCCCCATTAGTGAAAGGGTGGAATGCGCTTCCATGTTGCAGACAATTTTTTCTGCCTGTTTTATTCAAGTTCAGTAAGTATCTTACGCATTTCCAGACTGACAGTTCTGCCAGCCTTTTCGCAACGAAACAGCAATTCTTCAGCGGCAGAGAGGTGATTAAAAAGTTCGGTCAATTCATCAAAATCAATACCAATTCCGGCATCGGCTGCCAGCATTGTATCTTTAAGATGATCGATATCCCCACGTAGTGAACTTGTCATTTCTTGAGCTTTAATTGCTAACTCCGTTACAACGCTAGAATTCACATAACGAACTGCTAAATCTAAATGTTTTTTGGACATGTTTTCCTCTCACACATACTGCTGAGCCTATCTATGCGAATCATCCGGTCATTCATACGCCACCGGCGGCTACTTCGTGGGCGTCCTGCCTGTTCGCTCTGTTTACCCTTATCGCCGGGTAGGCGGAACGTTTACCTGTCGCACCTGTTGTGCTTCGATGAGTAGAGAATACAACATAAAGTAGATGTGTCAACACTAAAAGTAGAAAGTTAGAAGGGTTTCGCTACTTGCGATAGTGGTGGAAGGCGTAAAAAAACCCGGCATGTGCCGGGTTCATTGAGATTTTTTTTACTTCTGCGGGCTGTTGGCGTACTTCAGAAAGAAATCATAAAGCTGCTTATACCGCATTTCGAACGCCAGTAACATGTTCTTGGCTTCGACGCTTGGGAACTGCCTATAAACTCGAAGCAGTCGCTTTTCGTCTTCGCTTAAATCTCTGAATTCCGCATCGCTGTCAATGTCAGGATCTGTCGCCGGGAAGCCCGGAAACTCAGTTTCCGGAAGCTTGATGGGCACACTCTCGCCTTCGCCATAATCAAGCCATGCCGCTTGGACATTTAGCCAGTCAGCTATCTTTTGCAGTTTCTCATCGCGTGGCTTAGCCGTGCCCAGCGTATAACGACGAGCCATTTCGTATGTGACATCGCAAGCCTGGCTTAAATCCTTTACGGAACGGCGCTGTCTGCGCATTTCTTCGGTCAGCCGGTTAGCGAAATCCTGATGTTTATTCGCTTTTTCTACCATAGGTAGAAGAGTAAGGCACGGCGCGTTCATAGTCATTTCTATTTTTCGTAGTTGTAATTTCTACTTTATGTAGTATATTGCAGTCATCGACTCATTCAGGAGAACACGATGACTACTTCATACAAGAACATAACTGAAAAGGCTGTGAGGTCGATAGGTTCGGTTTCGGCCGTCGCCCGCAAATTCAACTTTAAGTCCTCACAGTCAGTAGCAAACTGGATTATCCGAAACCGAGTTCCAAGTGAGCGAGTGATAAAGCTCTGTGAATTTGGCGGCTGGACTGTCACCCCGCATGAGTTACGTCCGGATTTGCACCCAACCCCTACAAGCGGAATTCCTGTTCAGGATATCCCACGTGCGCAGAGGGAGTCTGAGTGATGGAAATCAAAAAACTGGCATGTGAGCTGGAGTCCTGGGCGCAGGAAAAGGGCTGGAAGACGGTGACGCAGCTGATAACCCCGCATCACTTTGGCGATCTGCTTCAGTCACTGGATGACGTTTCGGATCCTGACGAGTACGCGCGCCGGCTGCACAACAACAAGCAGATTATTCAGCGTGCGTTCCGCAACGATACACCTAACTACCTCAAACAGGCTGAAGCGCTGAGCTATGCCATCCGTACCGCCATTGATAACGAACTGGCGCAGAAGGACTGCATGCACTACCGGGCGGCAAGGGTTAACAAAGAGTGTATCGAAGCCACCAATGCGGTGTTCACCGGCAAACCGCAACCGGTAATCCGCCGCGAGACTCTGGAAGCTATCGACGCGCTGGCGCAGATGGTCGGCGTCAAAGTGAAGCTGGTTTCAACTTGTTCAAACGTAGCCTAGTTCAGCTGTATCGAGGTGTTCTATGAGCATGGAACTGATGGTTCAGGCGATGAAGGTCAAGGTAGGAAACCCGCTTCGTAAGCTGGTCCTGCTTAAGCTGGCCGATAACGCAAGTGACCAGGGCGAATGCTGGCCGAGCTATCAGCATATCGCTGATCAGTGTGAGATCAGCCGTCGTTCCGTCATGAATCATGTTGCCGCGCTTTGCGAGTCTGGACTGATGCGAAAAGAGACCAGATCGGGGCCGAAAGGCAATGGCAGCAATTTCTACCGACTAACCCTGAACGGTGCAAATACCAGTGCGAGGGTAGTGCAGGAGATTCACCAGGATGGTGAACCAAATTCACCAGGGGCTGGTGCAGGAAATTCACCAGATGGTGCAGCACATTCACCAGGGGATAGTGAAGGAGATTCACCCAGAATCAGTCACTCTTCTGAACCAGTCAAAGAACCAGAAAATAATTCTCGTCCGGATGCTTCGCAGTCCGACGCGAAGATTTCAAAAGCAGAATTTTTAAATCGTCACCCGGAAGCAGTGGTTTGTAGCCCTGCGAAACGCCAGTGGGGTGGCCAGGACGATTTGACCTGTGCGCAATGGATTTGGAGGCGCGTGCTGAAACTCTACGAGGAGGCCGCAACCTTTGACGGCGAGATCGTTCGTCCGAAAGAGCCGAACTGGACGGTCTGGGCGAATGACGTTCGTCTGATGCGCACCCTTGATGGCCGTAGCCACAAGCAAATTTGTGAAATGTTCAAGCGCGTTCAGAGCGATTCGTTTTGGGTTCGCCAGGTTAAATGCCCGGGCAAACTCCGCGAAAAATGGGATGACCTGATTATCCGTCTGTCGGCACCGGGCGCTGGGCATCACCAGGCTGGTGGACGGGATATCAATCAGATCTCCCGTCCAGATAACACCGTTCCGCCAGGATTCAGGGGGTAAGCATGCAAAACGCAGGTTCCATTCTCGATCGCCTTCGCCGCGTAATTCCGCAAGGCGTAGAACCCAAATTCAAGAACGCTGAAGAACTGATGGCCTGGCAGCGTGAGGAAGGGCAGAAACGTGCGGCTGAGGTGGACAAACTCAACCAGCAGGCACGAACAGAGAAAATTTTCGGGCGATCCGGGATCCAGAACCTGCACCGCAGCTGCAGTTTCGCAAATTACACGGTGAACGGCGATGGACAGCGCCATGCCCTGAGTATGGCAAAGAGTTATGCGCAAAATTTTGGAACCGGCTTTGCGAGCTTCGTTTTCACCGGAAAGCCCGGCACGGGGAAAAACCACCTCTCAGCGGCGATCGGAAATTATCTGCTGAAACAGGGGCGAACGGTTCTGATTGTGACCGTGCCGGACCTGACCCTGCGCGCCAGGGCCTGTTATGACGAAGGGCGTTCTGAAGCCGCGCTGCTGGATGACCTCTGCAAAGTGGATTTGCTGGTGCTCGACGAAGTAGGCATTCAGCGCGACAGCCGCGGCGAGAAAGTTTTGTTGAACCAGATTATCGATCGCCGCCTGGCCGCAATGCGCCCGGTTGGCGTTCTGACCAACCTGAATTACGACGCGCTGGTAGAAACCCTGGGTGAAAGGGTTATTGACCGCCTGCGCATGGATAACGGCATTTGGGTGAACTTTGACTGGGAGAGCTATCGCGGAAACGTTAGCCACCTGAGACCTGTTAAGTAAATTTTGAGGAGAAAATTATGGAATCTGTAATCGACGCACTGAAAGCAATGGGTAAAGCAACCTACCTCGATGTAGCAGGCCGCCTTGATATCGAGCCCGTAGAGGCACTGAAAATGCTTCGCGAGCAGAAGGAAGAGGGGTTGTGCGATTTCTTCGATGGGTCATGGTCGGTCGGTACCGCGAAGGAGCATCAGCCGAAACGTATCAGACCCAAGCAGCCATCGCCGCTGGTGGAGAGGGTATTGGCAGCAATGCAGGGCCAGGGAGCTATGAGCGCAAATCAGGTCGCTGAAAAGCTGGGCAAAGGTTCGCGAGCCCTGAATGCATCGCTTGGTGCGATGTGCAAGGACGGTCTGGTTCTGCGCCATGTGGACGGTAAAAACATCACCTGGAGCCTAGCGGGTGAACCGGCAATACAGCCAGAGCAGCAGGAGTCCGCAGCAGCGGAAGCCAAGTCCGCATCGGCTCATGAGAGCAAAACGCTAGAAGAAATTATTGGGGATATTCCGGCTTTCGCCAGCCGTCCGGATGATCTGATTATTCCGTCATCACGTTATATCTCAACCGAAATCCGCCGCACGAAAGCGAAGCTGGCAAACCTGCAGCGTCTGCAGGGAGCCGTTCGGGAGCTGCGCCGCCATAAGCATCTGCTGCAGGGGCTGGGGAATGGCTGATTTACCGAAATGCCCTGAATGCGGAATGGCTCCTTCACTGAGGGTTCGCAGCCGGGGGATGAACTGGGGATCGGCAGAGGTCCGCTGTTCTAACGGTTGCCCAGGAATCCGCGCGGGATTTTCGTTCCCCCCTGATGGAGAGGCAGCGGCCCGGCAGTTGCTTCAAGAAAAATGGAAAGAGTTAGTGGAGGCAAAGTGAGCATGTCTGAGCAAACAATCCTGGATATGTGCTGCGGTTCCCGCATGTTCTGGTTCAACAAACGCGATACGCGCACGCTCTTCGCCGATATTCGCAGCGAAGAGCACGAATTATGCGACGGCCGCCGCTTGGTAATCCGTCCTGATTTGATAGCTGACTTCCGCGCGCTGCCGTTCGCTGATGCGTCGTTTCCGGTTGTTGTGTTTGATCCTCCACATCTTGAGCGTGTCGGTCAAACTGCATGGATGGGGAAAAAATATGGTCGATTGAACAAAAATACATGGCGTTCAGACCTGCGCGCCGGTTTCAAAGAGGCGTTCCGAGTGTTGCGGCCACACGGTGTGCTCATTTTCAAATGGAATGAAACGCAGATCCCGGTGAGCCAGATTTTGGCGCTTACAGACGAGAAACCTGCGATCGGCCAGCGTACCGGGAAGAACGACAAAACCCACTGGATCATTTTCGTGAAGGAGCCTGCAACGCACTTGCAGGAGGTGAAACAGTGTATCTGATGGAGCTGTTATCAGGGGCTGTATGGCTGGTTGTTTTAATCCTGCTGGTGGTGCTGGCTATGAGAAGAATTGACTACTGATTAAGCACTTACCCGCTCCGGCGGGTTTTTTGCGCCCCAAATCTTGACCCTCGTTTTTTTGGTGTTACTGTATAAATATACAGTTATTTATCAGGGGTGGTTATTATGGGTTTTCCATCACCAGCAGCAGTCTACGCAGAACATACTCTCACTATCGCCAGCCTTTACGGCTATGACGGCAACTGCCGAACCATCGAAACATCAGCCGGGTACGCGATCATAAACGTCACCAGAAATCCGGAAGTGGGTGACACCGTCCTGATTTCGTTCTGCGGCAGTCTGGATTTCGCAAAAGTCCAGGGGAAAGCGCTGATCACTCAGGATGGAGAGGCTATCGAGGGCGATGCGCTGGACGATGCAACCGTAATGGGCGTAGTAACGCACCTCCTGAATCGTGTGACAGATACCGACAATCGGCCTGTGATTTAGAAGGCTGGATCTGATTCCTGTGTCTTGAAAGCAGATCGGTTACACAGACCAATTACGGCTAATTGGTCTATCTAACCTATTAAGCGTTCGCGAGAAGGGCTGCTTCAGTAACGTTCAGTGCGCAGGGAGAAAAGAGCTGACCCCGGCGTTTCGGGGATGACTGAATTGAATAGGATTTTGCGTTATGAATGAGCAAGAATTAATAACTGCCGTTCGCCCCGCTGGACGTTATGAGGTAGTGACCAATGACGATGGTTCTTTTATCGTGATACCTATCCCGCTCGAAGCAATACTGATTACCCGCGAATCTCTCCTGCAGCATGCTGAGCGCTTCCGCAACCCTGACAACTGATTTATAATAATCAAGCTGGCCTGAACAACCAGCGCCTGTCGCACCATCACCGGAGAAAAGTGATGGCGCAAAGAACTACCTCGAATTACTCACACCGCCAGTCTATGCGCGGTGTTTCTGCTTATGCTGGTGGCCCAGCATGAAGAAAGCAGATAGCCTCCATCTTTCGCGTGTGGCCGCACTGGGCTGCATCGTGTGCAGAAACCTGAACATGGGCGAGACGCCCGCGGAAATTCACCATATCCGAACCGGGCAGGGCACAAGCCAGCGCGCTGACCATCGAAAATCAATTCCCCTGTGCCATATGCATCATCGCAACGGCGGTTATGGTGTGGCTATTCATGCTGGCCGTAAGCAATGGGAGAGAAACTTCGGTACTGAGTTGCAGCTGCTGGAGCAGGTCCAGTTAGAGCTGGGAGTGTTCTATGCCTAAATACATCATCACTCCTGTCGGAAAACCCCGCATGACTCGCCGCGATAAATGGAAACAGCGCCCGCCGGTGATGCGCTATCGCATGTTTTGCGATGAAGCCCGCCTTCATGGAATCCGGGTGCCCGAAAGCGGCTCCCATATCACCTTCGTTTTGCCGATGCCGCGGAGCTGGAGCAAGAAAAAGCGCGCAGCTATGGACGGCCAATCCCATCAGCAAAAGCCCGATCTGGACAACTTAACAAAATCTCTGTTGGACGCCTTGTTTGAGGATGATTCCCACATTTGGGACGCCCGGACATCAAAAGTATGGGGCGAAACCGGAATGATAATTATCGAGGACATAAAATGACGCCACGCCAGAAACGCCAGTATCTTGAAGGGCTGGGAAAAACCGCAAGGGCGCCACGCAAGAGCTGGCTCGGGAAAAGTATTCTCCTGACTGATATCCAGTCCGGGTGGATTAAATCGCTGCTAACAATGTGGGGTGAGTCTGTACGCGGCGGAATGGCTCCGGCCAAACCGTGCGGCCATTCGTGCTGGAACGTGATAAGCGGAAAAAACTGGTCTGATAAAGCGCTTGAGCGATTTACAGCGGCGCTGAACCAGGCGAGAGAAGAGGGATTCCGTGGCGAGCAGGCAATGAGACGCGCGCGCTCGATACTCTGGCCCGAGCCGCAGGTAAATGTCATAGACGCAGCGATTAACAGTGACGATGCAAAATTTATTGAGGATGTGGTGCTGCAGGCGTTCGACCTGATGGATCCGGTTTATCTGGTTGGCCGTCAGTATTACACCACCAGAAAAAAAATCTCTGACATCACAAGGGAACTGCAGAACCTGGCCCCGTGGCTCACCGATTCTGAGGCCAGAAAGCGTGTGCGCTGGTGCCTGGAAATATTCAGGGCAAAGGTGTTTCTGTCAGCGAGGAAGAGCCTGAAAGAAAATTCATGATCATACGCAAATTAGCAAAAAGTGCTATTTATGCGGGATCATGTTGAAAACGGGCCAGAAAATCAGATAATTCATTCATGCTTGGCAGAGCTGCGCCACGATGGCAGCGATGTAAAGCGACAATTTGAAAAAACTTTAAACCCCGCCTGCCGGGGTTTTTTGTTATCCGGCGATACGACAGGGGTATTCGCGAAGGTGCATTGCACCAGTACCCCTGTCATATCGCCGTGTTTAATACAGGGCGCAAGATGTTCGATTACCTACAGTCATTGCCATTCCAGATTCATGATCATTTTGCTGCGATGACAGCACTGGTCTTCTTTGCAACTATCTTCAAGATAGTTTTTCCTTTCCTTGCGTACCTGGTAAATCGTGTCTTTGAGTACAGAAGTTATAAACGCTTCAGCAAAATTGAAGGGATTAGTGATGATCGCGCGAGAGAGATAGCAAGAGATATCTGGAGGCCAAAATCTAAGCCGCCAAAAAGGCTATTAGCCTTAAAGCGCAAATTGTTCCCCAAAAAATAACTTCATTTTTTTCTAACCGCTTATACACATATAAAGGCTGCCATCCGGTGGCCTTTTTTATTTCCCCTCAATTTTTTCTGAGAGGATCCACAGCAATAAGAGGGGGCTAAATGTCCGCAGAACCAATAACTGCAACGGTAACGGCGGGCGTGGCTGCTGGTACTACCGGAATCACCTTCGCCACGCTTTTTCCAGAGGCTACGCCAGCAGTGATGGTCTGCTCCCTCGCAGGTGCGGCGCTGTACATCCTCAGCTCTGAGGACCACAAAATCTGGAAGCAGATTCTTTTTGCGCTCATTTCGTTCATCGGTGGCATTTACTGTGCAGGTACTGCTTCAGAAATTATCGCCGCCCTTATCAACGCCGGACTGAATCAGCTTAGCCCGCCAGTCACCATCAAGGTATCGCCCGCGATTGGCGCACTGGCGGCTTCAACGGTTTCCGTGACAATTCTGCTGCGCATTCTTGCCCGCTCAAAAACAGGCAATCTGCCCGGCGTGAAGGGGGAAGAATGACGTGGCTGCTGCTGAACTTTCCATGGCTGTTGCTTCACCTTAATGCACTGGCCTGCATCATGATTTCGTTCCGGCTGATGTTTTTCCGTAAGCGCAGTATGCGGCGGCGCCGGGTAATGGAGATTCTGGCCTATGGGCTGATTCTGGCTCCTGCATATACGGCTTTCCGCATCTGGCACGGCGATTATGTGCAGGTCGATTACGGTGAAATCCTCATTAATTTTGTTGTCTGCGTCGCTATCTGGCGTGCGGGCGGCAATATCGCTCGCATTACGGGAGAGAGCACAACGTGAACCAAACACAATTTCAAAAGGCGGCAGGTATCAGCGCTGGACTAGCCGTGCGCTGGTTTCATTACATCGATGCTGCAATGAAGGAATTTGGCATTAACGCGCCGCTCGATCAGGCCATGTTTATCGCACAGATGGGGCATGAGTCCGGCGGGTTTACCCGTCTGGTGGAAAACCTGAACTATGCGGCGAAAAACCTGGTCCCTACTTTCGGCAGGCACCGCATTACTCCCCAGCAGGCCGCCGCGCTCGGCAGAACGGCGATTCAACCGGCCAACCAGAAAGCGATCGCTAATCTGGTTTACGGCGGTGAGTGGGGCAAAAAGAACCTGGGTAACCAGACTGCGGGTGATGGCTGGAGATATCGGGGCCGCGGCCTGAAGCAAATCACCGGGCTTAGCAACTATCACAGCTGCGGCCAGGCGCTCAAACTGGATCTGGTTTCGTATCCCGAACTGCTGGAACGAGATGAATTCGCCGCGCGCTCCGCTGCATGGTTCTACGTCTCTCACGGATGCCTGCTCCATTCCGGCGACGTGGAGCGCGTGACGCTGCTTATCAACGGCGGCCGTAACGGGCTGGAACAACGGAGCGCCCTGTTTAACCTGGCTAAATCCGTGCTGGTCTGAGGTGGTTATGAGCATCATCAAAATGATTTTAGGCGGTATTAGTGCGCTGGTGGCCGTCGCGCTCAGCGGTTTTGTTGCTGGCAATATTCGAGGCAGCGGAAAGGCAAAGGCAAGAGCCAATCAGCAGTGCACTGAAGAAAATGCAGCGGCGACTGTTGCCGCGGCGGAACGCAAAGTGGAAGTCACGAAAGAGGCCAGCAATGTACAGCAGAAAGTTAACCACATGCCTGATGACGATGTTGATAGCGAGCTGCGCGCAGAATGGACCCGCAAGGGTTGAGGTAGTGGACACTGCTTGCGATTGGGTTAGACCCATTTACGGGACCGCTCATGATTGGGATGTTCTGGACCGCCAGACGAAGAAAGACATCCTGGCACATAACAAAGCGTGGCAGAAGAACTGTCAGAAAACAAAAGAAAGGAAATAAAGTGGATACATACATGTTCGACCTTAACCAGCTGTTGAGTTATCAATCAGTGCGAAATGTGCCGTAACAAATCCCACGCTGATAGCAGCAATCACTGTAATCAATATCTGGGTCACTACAAAACCTCAGATGGTCGTGCTCAAGAAAGCTGGTTCGATGAAGATGATATCGCAGCAGTTGAAGATGATGAGCTCCATGAAGCACCAATTCACGCCATGAAAAATGATGATCTGGAGGTCTGATAGCCATTACAAAGCTCACCGGCTGGTGTGCTTGAGATTCATTAACCCACCAATAGAGAATAATGAGATAACCTATTGGTGGATAATACTGTTAATAATCTATTATGATAGGTTGTTAGCTAATTCTATGGCTGCAGTTAAAAACTCCATCACGGTGACGCCAGGAGCCAACCATTCAATAATACCATGTTTTTCGGCTATGCCACGGCCGCCGTCCTCTGGAAGAACCTGATGGTTTTTTAGTTCTTTGATTAATTCCAATAGGTTACCATGAGGGTATCCTTCCTTTAACATTTGAACCAGTAAAGGATTGTCTCTTACCTGAAGAGCTATCTTTGTATTGTTAGTAGTGTTTCCAGAGATATTTCCCTGCATTGATTCTGGAACACTTATTCCTATTTCAGAATTGTTTATTGTGTTATTAAAAATATTTAGAGCCATTTTATTTGTTTCCTCAAAGCTTGATGCTTGTGTGTTAGAGACTGAAATGCCTATATCGGTATTATTATTAAACACAGATTGCACACATGTTAGACTTTGAACATTATGAGCTGTGAATCCAGTGCCATAATTATCGTAAGAATTTATTCCTGAAATTGATACATGGCCGCAATTTTCAAAGTATATACCCGTGCCAATATTCGATAATTTAGGAGTGTTTTTTTTGATTTTGAGACCCATATGGAAACCCCTTGTAATTGATAGGATTGTAAAAGAGAAAATGAAGGGCCATGAAGAGAATAGCATATCCATTTAAATGATGTGTAGATGTTCAACTTTTGAGTTGAAAGAATTGCGACAAAGATCGGTCTATGAAACGTAAAACTTATCCCAGCAATATAACATAATGGGCCAAGGAGCAATTATGCAGGTCACTATTGATGGTGTCTCGTATGCACCCGCCTGCGCAATTTCATCGCGGATCGGCATTGCAATAACGACACACCAGCGCGCCGACGTTCTTAAACGAGCCCTCGAACAGCACATGAAGCACCTGCCAGCCGGTGCGCTGGTTGTGGTTATAGATGATGGTTCAAAACCGGCCGCGGTAGGACCTGACGGTGTGCAGCTGCTTCGCCATGAAACTTCACTCGGCATTGTTGCTTCGAAGAACGCCAGTCTTACAGCGCTGATGGATGCCGGGTGCGAGCATCTTTTTTTATGGGATGATGACGCCTGGCCTATCGTTGATAACTGGCACCTTCCTTACATCGAATCACCTGAGGCGCACCTTGCTTACCAGTTTCTGGATCTGGCCGGGCGCAATAAGCTGAACGACATGGCGGAACTGTACCGTGATGATAAGCATGTTGCTTACACTGGGCAGCGCGGCGTGATGCTTTACTACCACCGCAGCGCCATCGAGACGGTGGGCGGATTCGATCCGGTTTATGGTCGCGGCATGTACGAACACAGCGACCTAGCCCTGCGCATTCATAACGCTGGATTGACTACGTGGGCTTATGCCGATGTAACTGATTCAGAAAAGCTGATTCATTCTCTTGATGAGCATGAGGCCGTTGAGCGTTCGGTACCGAAACCAGACCGGCAGGCGCTGGTGGAACGTAACGTTAAAATCCACAACGAACGGCGTGATGCCGAGTTTACCGGTTACGTGGCGTATCGGCGGCAGCGTGACGTGGTTATCACTACTCTGCTGACCAGCCAGCCTGACCCGCAGCGCGGTACGAAAATGCTGGCCGCACCAGACATGCTGAGCAAATGGGCGGTATCGCTGCGTAACTGTGGACGTATTGCGCTGGTGGATGAACTGCAGACAGCCCCAGCAGACGTTGAGCTATACCGCGTTCCTGACGTGAAGATGAACGTCTACTTCCGGCGCTGGCTTCACATCTGGCAGCATCTACGCGATCACCCTGAATACCGGTTCGTCTGGTGTACCGATGGTACCGATGTCGAAATGCTGCGCGCGCCATGGGATGAAATGCAGCCCGGGAATATTTACGTCGGTTCTGAACCGAAGACTTACGCCGACACCTGGGCAAAGCAGAATCATCCTGAGTGTATCTATCAGGAGTTTATTGAAGCGCACCGCAACAATGTGATGCTAAACGCTGGTCTGCTGGGTGGCACCCGAACTGATGTAATGGCGTTCGCTCACGGCATTATCAGGCTTTACTACCGGATCGAGAGTTATCGTTTCTGGAAAAAAGAACAGGCTAGCGCCGCGGTGGGTGACATGCTGGCGTTCGGTATTGTTGCGCATTCATTCGCTGGCAAGGTGGTCACCGGCCCTATGGTACATACCGTTTTCAAAACTGATGGTATCGGCAAAGAACATGCCTGGTGGAAACATAAATAATTGAGACACTAAGAATGTTACAAGCACAAAAGCAGAACTTGAGAAACTCAGGTAAAAATAAAGCGGCCAAAGAACAGGCCGCTCGTATGCATTATAAAAATGACAGTATCAATGTCATACGTGAGGGTATTAACCTCGTCCGGTTGTTAAAATTTTGACTCGTGCAGCAATTTGCGCAATAGCTGCTTGTGCATATTGCTGACCTTCATTCTGTTCATAGAAGCGATCTAAATTAGATAAAAGCTCTTCGGCAAAACCTGGAATTTTGTCATCCAATGTTCTTGCTAGCACTGCATACGCGCCATTCAAGGCGTGAATAGAAGTGGTGTCATCTGGGACAGCCATGTTCTCTGAGAGAGAAGCTTCGAACTTGTTTGTCATGTTCATTCCTTATTCGAGGTTATCAGCCATCCCTCTCCTTTATGAATACATCAGTGTCCCACCACTGACGGGCTGAATTCCCACTTTAACCAGGGTTAAACCGAAGTAACACCCTGATATTTAAACAGTAGCCGCCATCGTGCGGCTTTTTTCATTGGAGATTCGCTGGTGGCTGAAAATGTAAAGTTTGTGGTGGTCGGCCATCACATCCGCTTAGGGCAAGCGCAACGGCTTGCTGCGCTGCTGGATGCTCACCTGCTGGTTGATGATGGTCACCACGGCGCTAACTGGAATCATCGACGCGCTATCGAATGGGCTGCTGAGCAACCTTGCCGGGTAGTGGTGCTGGAAGACGACGCGCTGCCGGTAGATGGATTCACCGAAAAGGTCACTGACTGGCTGGCTCGTTTCCCTGACGACATGCTGAGCTTTTATCTCGGTACCGGCCGACCACCGCAGTATCAGAAAGATATAGCCGACTGGCTGATTGTTGCAGATAAGTCACGTGCAGACTTCATCACGCTTCAGCGGCTGATACATGGCGTGTGCTACAGCATACCTCCTCAAAGCGTCAGCCGTGTGCTGTCTCAATGGGACCACAGCAAGCCTGCTGATTATGCCGTGGGTGATGCCTATGGCGGCGCTGTGGTCTATCCATGCTACTCGCTGGTGGATCATGCCGATGGTGTGGTAATTGAACGCCATCCGGATGGCGTAGAACGTACTGAACGCCGAAGGGCGTGGAGATTATCAACATGCCAGCATTAACCAAAAGAGCATGCAGAAAGCGTGGATGCGCAGGAACAACTACGGATCGCTCTGGATACTGCGAGCAGCATCGAAACGAAGGGTGGCAGCAGCATCAGAATGGCAAAACTCGGCATGAGCGTGGATATGGTAGTCAGTGGGATATTCGACGTGCACGTGTCCTGCAGAGGGATAAACATTTGTGCCAGAACTGCCTGAGAGCTGGCAAGCCAGTCGAGGCTAAGACCGTTGACCACATCAAAGCTAAAGCTCATGGCGGGACGGATGACGATTCTAACCTTGAAAGCCTGTGCTGGCCCTGCCACCGAGCCAAGACCGCCAGAGAGCGTTTTAGACGATGACCCTGCCTGCCCATGCATAGGGGGGGGAGGGTAAATCTCTACCCCCCTACCGCTCCGGGACCGCCGCCTTGGTCATTTTTTTACGCGGCCAAAATAAGGATTTTTTTTCCTGAAGGTTCCGCCTATTGATTTGGAGTTTCTAATGCGTTCATCAGTGCGATCTTCTGGCGGCGGCCGAAAACGAAATTTGCCCTCAAACCTGAAAAGCAAACTGACCAGGATCGCGCCGCCGGATGAGTTAATGAGCGATATAGCCATCCGTATCTGGAAAACACAAAGCAAGATTTTAATCGAACGCGGTGTTTTTGATCTCGAAGACGCGCCGTTACTCCTGGCGTACTGTAATGCGTTTCACCTGATGGTTGAGGCCGAAAAAGTTATCGCGAAAGACGGCCTGACCGTATCAAGTGAAATGGGCGGTGAGAAAAAACACCCTGCAGTCAATGTCCGTAATGACTCCGTTTCGCAGCTCGCCCGTCTGGGTTCACTTCTCGGGTTAGACCCGCTTAGCCGCATAAGAATGACCAGCGGTAAAAATGATCCGGACGATGAAGGGAATGAATTTGATGAGTTTGACTGATGGCTACATATCCGAACGTCAATGCGGCGAACCAGTATGCGCGGGACGTCGTGAACGGGAAGATACTGGCCTGCCGGTTAACCATTCTTGCCTGTCAGCGACATCTTGACGACCTGGAACGCGCCAAAGATCCACGCTGGCCTTACCGCTTCGATAAAAATAAAGCAGAACGTTTCCTCCGCTTCTCCCAGAAAATGCCGCACACCTCCGGTGAGTGGGCTCGCCGGAAGCTGCGCATAGAGTTTGAACCGTGGCAGAAATTTGCGCTGGGCGTGCCGTTTGGCTGGGTGCGAAAAGATACCGGTTATCGCCGCTTCACTGAGATTTATATCGAGGTGCCGCGTAAAAATGGTAAATCGGCCATCGCCGCGGCCGTCGGAAATTACATGTTCTGTGCTGATGGTGAGTACGCAGCGGAAGTCTACTGTGGCGCCACGACGGAAAAACAGGCATGGAAAGTCTTTGCGCCTGCGCTGGCGATGGTGAAAAAGCTTCCGGCACTACGCCAGAAGTTCAGCATCAAACCCTGGGCGAAGAAAATGACGCGCCCGGATGGCTCCCTGTTCGCGCCGATCATCGGCGACCCCGGCGACGGGGATTCTCCCTCCTGCGCCATCATCGACGAGTATCACGAGCACGATACTGATGCGCTCTATACCACGATGACAACCGGAATGGGGGCAAGGGAACAGCCCATCACGCTGATCATCACGACGGCGGGTTTCGATATTGCCTCGCCATGCTATGAGAAGCGCACGCAGGTTGTCGAAATACTGGAACGCATCAGGGAAGGTGGAGAGAATGAGGCGATTTTCGGGATCATCTATACGCTAGATGACGACGACGACTGGACAAAACCCGAATCACTCATCAAAGCCAACCCGAATTACAACATTTCAGTAAAGGAGGGGTTTCTTAAGGCTAAACAGCTGCTGGCGATGTCCACGCCCAGCCAGACCAACAAAATACTCACCAAGCATTTCAATAAATGGGTGAGCTCTAAAGCGGCATTCTACAACCTTCAGAAGTGGATGGCTGCGGCAGACAAGTCGCTCAAACTGTCCGATTTTGCAGGTGAAGAGTGTTATCTCGGCATAGACCTGGCTTCAAAACTCGACCTAAACGCAGTGGTACCCGTATTCCGCCGTGAAATCGACGGGATAAGCCATTATTACTGCGTATCGCCTCTGTTCTGGGTGCCGGAAGATACTGTCTACGCCACGGATCCAGCGTTGAAAACGATCGCTGACCGTTACCAGTCCTTTGTTAATCAGGGCGTGCTGGTTCCGTCGGACGGGGCGGAGGTGGATTACCGCCTTATTTACGAAGCGATCCTGAAATTACGTGAAACTGTGAAAATAGCGGCGAGCCCGATTGATCCCTATGGCGCCACCGGCCTTTCCCATATGTTGCAGGATGAAGGGCTGGAGCCCGTCACCATCACCCAGAACTACACCAACATGAGCGACCCGATGCGGGAGATTGAGGCCGCGATCGCTGCTGGCCGCTTCCATCATGACGGTAATCCGCTGATGACCTGGTGCATTTCTAACGTTGTCGGCAAGTATTTACCGGGTAGTGATGATGTTGTGCGTCCGGTGAAAGAGGGGGTAGGCAACAAAATCGATGGAGCAGTTGGCCTGATGATGGGCGTAGGCCGCGCGATGCTTAATGAGCCGAAAGACTTCCTTTCTAACCTCGATCCTGATGAGGAACTGTTATTCCTGTGAAATCACTAATTATCGATGTGGCCGGGCTGGCAGGCTTCGGCGCGCTGGTGGGAGGTGTTTACCTCAAATTTGGCGCTGCGGTTGCCCTTATGGCCGGTGGCAGTGGTCTGCTGCTATGGGCATTACTGGCGGCCAGGAGAACAAAAAATGCTGATTGACGCCATTTTCAGAAGCAACTCGCTGGAAAACCCTGCTGTACCGATCACAGTCGAAGCCGCCGAAAATGACGGCATTTTTAACGGTGACGTGATCGTTAATCCGCGGACGGCAATGAAACTGGCGGCGGTGTATGCCTGTATCTACGTTATTTCGTCCAACGTTGCGCAGATGCCGCTGCACGTCATGCGACGGACCGGGAAGAAGGTCGAGGCTGCCCGCGATCATCCATCATTTTATCTGCTTCACGACGAACCGAATACCTGGCAGACCAGCTATAAATGGCGCGAACTTAAACAGCGGCACATTCTGGGCTGGGGAAATGGTTACACGCGGGTAATTCGGCACCGCAGGACCGGAGAAGTGACCGGTCTTGAAGCGTGCATGCCTTGGGAAACAACGCTGCTCAATACTGGCGGACGTTACACCTACGGTGTTTATAACGAAGAGGGGTCATTTGCCATTAACCCTGACGACATGATCCACGTCAGAGCGCTGGGCAACGATCAGAAAATGGGCCTCAGTCCGGTACTGCAGCATGCTGAAACTATCGGAATGGGCATGAGCGGGCAGAAGTACACTGAAAGTTTTTTTAGCGGGAATGCCCGTCCAGCAGGAATCGTCTCGGTTAAAGGAGCGCTAAATAAAGATAGTTGGGGATGGCTGAAAGAGCAGTGGCGACAAGCCACAGCGATGCTCCGCAGTAAGGAAAATAAAACCATGCTGCTTCCGGCTGACCTTGACTATAAAGCACTGACTGTCTCTCCGGTCGATGCCCAGCTCATAGACATGATGAAGCTCAACCGCTCGATGATCGCCGGGATATTTAACGTGCCGGCGCACATGATAAACGACCTCGAAAAAGCCACTTTCTCCAACATCTCCGAACAGGCGATTCAGTTTGTCCGTTACACGATGATGCCGTGGGTAACGAACTGGGAGCAGGAGCTTAACCGCAGGTTATTTACCCGCGCCGAACGGGCTGCCGGGTATTACGTGCGCTTTAACCTGGCCGGTCTGCTGCGCGGTACCGCAAAAGAGCGTGCGGAGTTCTATCACTACGCCATCACCGACGGCTGGATGAGCCGCAACGAGGCGCGCGCCTTTGAGGATATGAACCCCAAAGATGGCCTTGATGAAATGCTCGTTAGCGTCAACGCCTCCCAGCCAGCCAAACCTACAACCCAGGAGAACACTCAAGATGAGTGAACGAGAAATTCGCTGTTACAGCGGCGAGGTACGCGCTGAAACGCACGACAGCGAACCCAGCCGGATCATCGGGTACGGTTCGGTTTTTGACAGCCGTTCTGAACTGATTTTCGGTTCGTTTCGCGAAATCATCCGGCGCGGTGCGTTTGATGATGTGCTTCAGGACGATGTCCGGGCGCTGTTTAACCATGATCCCAATTTTATTCTGGGGCGCACCCGAGCTGGCACGCTTGCACTGACGGTGGATGAACGCGGTCTGCGTTACGACATCACCGCGCCAGAAACCCAGACCATCCGCGATCTGGTGCTGGCACCAATGCAGCGCGGGGATATTAACCAGTCCTCTTTTGCTTTTCGCGTCGCCCGCGACGGGGAGGAATGGTACCAGGACGAGGAAGGTGTGGTAATTCGTGAGATTACCCGTTTTTCCCGTCTGCTGGATGTCAGCCCTGTGACATATCCGGCGTACCAGGAGGCGGATTCCGCCGTCCGCTCAATGAAAGCCTGGCAGGAGGCGCGCGACAGTGGCGCGCTGCAGAAAGCCATTAACCAACGAATGGCGCGTGAGCGCGTCCTGACCCTTCTTAACGCGTAAGGAAAAACCATGAAATTGCATGAACTGAAACAAAAACGTAATACCATCGCGACCGACATGCGCGCGCTGAATGAAAAAATCGGCGATAACACATGGACGGATGAACAGCGCACCGAGTGGAACAAAGCGAAGTCAGAGCTGGAAGCCCTCGATGAGCGCATTGCCCGCGAAGAAGAGCTGCGCCGCCAGGACCAGACCTACGTTGAGGAAAACGAAGAAGAGCAGCGCAATAATCAGGATCTGGATAAAAACACGCTGCAGGACGAAAAACGCGGGCAGATTTTTGATAAATGGATGCGTCACGGTGCCAGCGAACTGAGTTCCGAAGAGCGCAAAGCCTTACGTGAACTGCGTGCGCAGGGTGTGGCTCCGGACGAAAAGGGCGGCTATACCGTGCCTGATACTTTCCTGGCAAAAGTGGTAGAGCAGATGAAAGCCTATGGTGGCATTGCCAGCGTGGCGCAGATCATCACCACGTCCGACGGCCGTACCATGGAGTGGGCGACCGCTGATGGCACCGCTGAAGTGGGCGTGCTGCTGGGCGAGAACGAAGAAGCCGGGGAAGAAGATACAGAATTCGGCATGGATAGTCTTGGTGCGGTGAAAATGACCTCCAAGATTATCCGTGTGTCCAACGAGCTGCTGCAGGACAGCGCGATCGACATGGAAGCCTATCTTGCCCGCCGTATCGCTGAGCGCATCGGCCGCGGCGAGGCACGGTATCTCATTCAGGGTACCGGCACCGGCACGCCAAAACAGCCGAAAGGGCTGAAAGCATCCGTAACCGGCACCACTCAGACGGCAGCCGCTGCCGCTGTGAAGTGGCAGGAAATTCTTGCGCTGAAACACAGTATTGATCCGGCGTACCGCCGCGGGCCGAAGTTCCGCCTGGCGTTCAATGACAATACGCTGAAACTCATCAGCGAGATGGAAGACGGTCAGGGACGTCCGCTCTGGTTGCCGGATATCGTTGGCGTGGCGCCAGCGTCCGTTCTCAATGTTCCGTATGTCATCGACCAGGAAATTGACGATATCGGCGCGGGTAAAAAATTCATGTTCTGCGGCGACTTCGATCGCTTCATCATCCGCCGTGTTCGTTACATGATCCTGAAACGCCTGGTTGAGCGTTATGCAGAATTCGACCAGACCGGCTTCCTGGCATTCCATCGCTTTGACTGCATCCTGGAAGATACCTCTGCCGTTAAAGCGCTGGTTGGCGCGGGCTCTGGTAGCTGAACAATAACCTGAACAACGCACCGCTTCGGCGGTTTTTTTATGCCCGCAGATTACTGCGGGCATTAGGGAGGGGATATGGGAATGCCAACTCTTGAAGAACTGCGGGGGCAATGCCGCGTTGATTCTGAGGACGAGGACGATTTACTGCAGCTGTATGCTGCAGCGGCAAAGCAGCGTGCTGAGTCTTATCTCTGCAGGAAACTATATGATGAAACCGTTCCTGATGAGGACCCAGAAGGGCTTGTTATTGGGGACGACGTGAAGTTAGCCATAATGCTGGCCGTTGGTTTTTGGTATTCAAGCCGTGAGGCCAGCGTTCTACCACAAGGTTTTTACCTGTTAATTCAACCCTACAGGTACATACCACTATGAGTAAGTTGGAAGCTGGTGAGCTGAATAAGCGCATAACTTTGAGCACGACTGAAGTGCAACGCGGACCTCTCGGCGAGCAATTACCTGATAAGTCCGTTTCTGTTGCTATCGTCTGGGCAAAGGCAGAGGTCGTTTCTAACCGGAAGATCCGCACGCTTGATCAGCAGCAGGTTATAGAAACCTGGCTGTTCACAATCCGCCCCCGCAAAGACGTGATGACAGACTGGAAAATTATCTGGGGCAGTGAGCTGTATACCGTGCGCGCTGTAGACCGTAGCCAGCCAGATCGTGCCGTCATAACCGCAGAACGGGAGAGCCGGCATGATAGAACAGGCAATTAAAACTTCGCTGGAACGCCTTTCCGGCATGGCCGTTTATCCACTTCTGCTGCCTGACAGCGAGCAAAACGGCCTGACTTTTCAGCGGATATCTGACCCGGACATCGAAAGCGGTATGGTGCGCACAGGGCTCATCGCCGGGCGATTCCAGATTTCGATGTACAAAGTTGACGATTACACGGGCCTGGTGCAGCTGGATAAATCTATCTGGTCAGAATGGAAAAAAATCACGCACGGGAAACTCGAAGGGTACCCGGTTCAGTATGTTCAGCGCGGCAATATCCAGCAGGACAAAACCACTCTGACAAGTAATCAGGTTCAATACCGGATTAGCCGTGATTTCATTCTTTATTTTTATGAGGAGTCATCATGATCCGCATGGAGGTAAAAGGTCTGCAGGAGCTGGAGCGTCAGCTCGAAGCTATGGGCGAAAAACTTGCCGTAAAAGTGCTCGGCCAGGCTGGCAAGGAGGCAATGGAAATCGTCAGCGAGGACATGCAGCAGCATGCAGGCTACGACGAAAGCAGCCCAGGCCCGCACATGCGCGACAGCATTAAGGCAACCTACAGGAACCGCATCAAGGATGCACGCTGGAAAACAGTCGTGACTATCCGTGTCGGCCCGTCAAAAGAACACACCATGAAAGCACTGGCGCAGGAGTTTGGCACCGTTAAACAGGTTGCCAATCCCTTCATGCGCCCGGCGCTCGATTACAACCGCGCAAAAATATTGCGTGTTCTCTCGGTCCGTATCCGTGAGGGGATCGAAAATAACCGCTAAATGAGGATAGAAAATGGCTGATAAAAGCTCACCGGAATACGCGATGCTTCCCGCGGGAACCGTAGTTAAATGGGGAAAATCAGGAGAGGCAGTTGCTGATTTCTTGCCCCTGGTTAACTGTAAGGCACTTGGTGCTACTGGTGCGACCGGTTCCTTTGTCGACTGCACCACGCTGATCGACACTCAGAAGCAGTTCCTTTCAGACATGGCTGAAGGGCCGGAAAAATCCCTTGGGTTCGTCGATGACCCATCCAATACCAGCTTTACCGATTTCCTGAATGCTGCTGAGCAGCGCGAAACAGTGCAGTTTTATATTGAGCTACCGAACGGTCGTACCGCGACGATGATTATGGCGCTCTCCGGCTGGCAGTTGAATGAAATCACCGCCCCGGCCAGCGAAGTAATTCAGGTTACGGTTAACGGCAAGCAAAACAACATCACCTGGGGTTACAACACGCCGGGTAGCTAAGCACCAACAGACGACATTACGCAAACCACCTTTTACGGCCGCTGCACAGCGGCCTTTTAATGGAGAATTTTGATGGACGATCTTAAATCCAGCCTGCTGGCCCCGGAGAAAAGCCAGCACAACGTAACTATCCTCGGTGCCGATGTTTTTATCCGACGCCTGACAGCCTTCGAGCTGGAGGAATATGACGAGAAACAGGCGCAGCTGCGCGCGGAAAACAACTCTCTGGGTATGGCAATGTCCACCGCGTCATTCATCCTCAGCGCGATGGTGGATGAGAGCGGCAACCCTATTCCGGCAGAAAACCTTCCGGCGCCCGATGAGCTGCTTAAAGCGCGCTCTAATGCATCCCTTATTGATGCCCTTCAGACCATCCAGCGCCATAGCTGGGGCTCGCTGGAGGAAGCGAAAAAAAACTGATGGACTCCCCCTGGCTGATGGCTATGTACACCCTTGCCGATCGCCTCGGGGAGCCAGACCCGCGAAAAATTGCCAGTCTTCCTGCAGATATTCTCCTCCACTGGCAGGCCTGGCTATCTCTCACCGGCCACGCCGTGGAAAACACGCAGCCGGAGCTGCCGGCCACGATAACCACCATTCAACCTGCCACTGATCAGGCCAGTCAGTGCGCCGACGTTATGAGGATCCTTGGACAATGAGTGATGTTGCAAGCCTGTCGGTTGCCCTGCACCTGAATTCAGCGGCATTCAAGTCGCAGATTACCGACGCATATCAAACGGCGGGGCAGGCCAGCAAGAAATTTAATAACCAGGCTACTACGCATGCTGGCGAGCTTGAAAAAGCCATCGCGCGGACGGTAGCCGCGGCGAAGGGTATCGGGTTTCCTGCAGCAAACTCCGATCAGTTTACCGGGGTTACTCGTGGCGCCGGGCAGCTGAATTATGTACTGCATGAGGTGGCCGCAGGGAGCAACGTTGCCAGCAGCAGTATCATCAACGCTTTGATCCCGGCAGTACACACCCTAAAAGGTGAACTGGATAGCAGCGCTGGTGGCTGGAAGGCGCAGCAGGATGCGGCCCGTAAAGCGGCAGCAGAGCTGGCTGATGCTGCTCAGAACCAGATCGCGGCGGCTCAGGCAGAAAAGCAGGCGGCGCTTGGCAAGGTCGCCATTGCTGAGAAAACAATTGCTGCTGCGCAGGCACAGCGTGAGCAGGCTATTGCGCTTGATGAGTATTACGCAAAACAGGCGGCGGTGAATAAACAGTATGGGCTGAACGTCAGCTACCAGGATCAACACCTT